TAAGGCGTATGAGGCAATCATGTACCCTGCAGATGGTCGCATGCCGAAAGTCGGGCTTCCCCGTTTAATCATCAAGGATGGCGAAAGTTTTCGGATGTCCACCCTTGACGAGAGTCTTGTATTTATGGGTCGGCTCTGACGCATAGTCTATTGTTGATGGAAGTTTCATGCCTGGTGCTGGATACTGTTATCATGAGCGCTCTCCGCAATGGAGAGCTTTTCTTTTACCAAGAAAAGAGGAGGCGTCATGGTTACACTAGAATTCGAAGTCGAAGGCAAATCATTGAGGCTTACGTCTCAACAAATCCTTACAAGCGGGAGTACAAATGTCGACGAGGTAAGATTCGTTTTTGATGCTTCGTGGGATGACTTTTCTGTGAAGACTGCGATTTTTTACAGGAATAAAGCGAAATGCTATGTGAGAATCCTTGAGAATGGCGGTTGTATTGTACCGAGTGAGGTGCTCGAGTCGAGCGGATACCTCTTCGTCGGAGTACGTGGTACGAACGAAGACAAGAATGTCAACAGCGAAGTCGTCAAGTACAAAATCGAGGAAGGAGCCTTGGAGAATGCTCCAGATGACCCGACAAAAGATGTGTACGACCAGATACTGGCAGTCTTCAGCACGTTCACGGCTGATGTCGAGACAGTAGGGTCATCTGCAAGACAGGTTGCGGAAGACAAAGATTCGGTCGCCTCCATGAAGGATGCTGTCGAGAGCATGAAAACCGAATGCCGGAATGCGGCGGCGACCTGCACTTCCATGAAGAGTGCCGTTGAGAGCATGCTTTCCGGCATTAGTTCCGAAGGAATTTATGGTGCAAAATTTTGCATCACGGACAACGTGCACACCGGCACACATACTCATGATGCTACCGGATTGACCTATCATCAGTTTGTCGGAGGATCTGATGCGACGCAGATCGATTCCGACTTCCAAAGTGTCGGATGGTGGAGTCTGGTCAAGCACGTTCTCAAGGATCCTGTCACTAACGAAGTGGTGGCTTACGAAGGGGACGACGATTACGAGACGAAACTGGATTCCGGTGAATACAACGTCATGACTCGTTTCCCGCGATTCTATTATGACATCGCGGATACGACGGAGAATGGTAAGGAATATCGTGAATTCCTCATGTCCCTCAATCCGTTTGCGGGTTCTAAGGTTCTTGCTTCGTTCAAGGATGATAACGGGAATCTTTTGGACTATCTTGACATGGATTCGTTCAAAGGCGGACTCAAGACGATCGGTGATACAGAATGTCTGGTGTCCATGCCGGGCGTCGTTCCGTTGGTTGGTGAAACGATCGTGAGATATCACGATCGTGTCGAGGCAGTTCATCGTCATCTTCAACATCAGGACGACCAATTCGTATGGCTTATCCCATTGATTATCGAGACAGCGGACATGAACGTACAGTCTGCGGTAGGTGTTGGCATTGTGTCTACGGCATATTCGAGCGACACGAAGTACAAGATCCAGGAAGCCGCAGAGGGGACGAATACCGTCAAGATGCTCAAGACTGCGGTATTCGAGGTAGGTTATACCGTAGAGATCGGATCAAGTTACACGAATTCCACGATTGCCGCACACAGGACGATTACAGCAGTCGCTGACGATCCGGACAATGATGCGCTTGTCGACATCACCATTGATGGTGATCCTGTCACTGTGACGACCGAGAGCTGGATGACGCAACGTCAACAACCAGTACCGCTTGACGAATTCAAAGCCATGAATAAGAGATGCGGATACTATGCGAGATATACGAACACTTACAGGGATCATGTATTTGTCTACGGTCTCGCTGACCCGTGGGGCAATGTGTTTGAAGTTTTTGCGAATTCTGCACGATATGAGGGCAAGATTTATGTGAATTTCAGGCGGGATGCGGATATCCCGAGCAATTTTCCTGCTGATGGATGGGAAGAAGCCGGCGATGCGGCATTGGTTGCCAATGGCTACATCAAGGCACTGAATTTCGTCTTCTACAAAGGTAATCTGCTTTTACAGATTGCCGCCACCGGTGGAGACTCGACGAATCCTGTTGGCGATTATTCCTGGGGTCATTCTGAGAACGAAAAGGACTTGAGATATGAGTGGTCTGGTGGTGACTTCAGCAGTGGAGTGTCTGCTGGTGTTTGGTTTCGTAGTGCGCTTGCTCGTTCCAGCGCGGGCATCAGCAGCGGGCTCCGGGCTGTAAGCTGAGGCTTGTCAGGAGGGGTGCAGGGGAGGGCGACAGCCACCTCCCCCGCTGGATATAAAACAAGATGATATAGGTCAGACGATGATGAGTGGTCTGGTGGTAACTTCAACAATGGAGTGAATGATGGTGCTTGGTATCGTAATGCGCTTACTCGTTCCAACACGAACATCAACTACGGGCTCCGGGATATTCTACGCGCAAATTGTACGGCAGGCGGCGCAGCTTGCTATGGCATCGTCAACCTTGTGTCGCGAAAGCGGCACGAACTCTACACAAGCCTCCTCGGTCAGTAGAAACTTTTGTTATCGGACTCCGGGTATCGTAGAACAGCGCAATGAGAGGTAATTATGCCAAAAAAATGGCGTGGCAGACTGGAAGACATATGTTCTTCGGATAATGTAGAGATTGCATACAAAGATGCGAAATCCACAACGAAGAACAAGCAATCGAAAGAGGTCGTCTGGTACAATGATCCAGAGCACAGGAAGGAGCTCTGCCAGCGTATCATGAACGGGACGTATGTTCCCGAACCATCAAGGTGTTTCAGGCTCTGGGAGCCGAAAGCCAAGAAATGGCGGGACATAGAAGCTCCCACTTTTGAAACGAAGCTGGTTGAACACATGATTATTTTGGTGTTCGGCGCACAAATCCGCAAATTCTTCCATCCAAACTCATGTGCTTCGATCGAAGACAAAGGCATCGAACACATGAGGAAGACAATAAAGAGCTGGGCGAATCTTCCTAAGCGGACACGGCATCTGTATGTGAAAGGCGATTTCCGTCATTTCTTTCCGAGCATCGTTCGTACCGTAGCGATGCGGGAATATGAGCGCCATATCGGTGACGTGCGTGTGATAGAACTGATCCGTCTGATGATGCCGCATGCGGTCGGATTGCCTTTGGGCAATCCTTTGGTACAGTACAGTGCGAACCTGGTACTCACGGCTTTCGATTACGAATGTCAGAAATATACGAAACATTATACCAGATATATGGATGATTTTGTCTTGTTGTTCTCAAACAAACGCAAAGCGAGGAAATTCATCGAACACATAAAAGGATGGGCGAAAGCCAATCTTTCATTGGCCATTAAGGAAATAGGCCCTTGTGCAATCCAATTTTGGGATTGGGAAAAGAAAGCGATTGACATAGCCGGGTACAAGACCACTCATGCGGGTAACCAAAAAATCAGACATCAAAGTTATATCAAATTGTCAAAGCTCTTGAAAGAAGATGGTTTCTCTCTTCACGAAGCAAGAAGCGTGGTCAGCTTGAATGGCTGGGTAGGCCATAGCGATTGTCACAAATTGAAAATCAGGACTGATAAAACGATATGCGAACATGCAATCAAGCGCATCATAGCGAAAGGAGAAAAGAATGAGAGTACGAAAAGTGGGCATGGTACAAGTTGCGCTTGTACCGCAGGCTAACAAGATGTATCTGGCCGATCTTTATGGTGATTTCGTGAAGGTGGACGGCAATGAAGACGAATATGAGTGCGATTGCTATCGCACCACATTCCCATTGCAGTTCGACGACGACGAGAACGCCGCCGCATTCTTCTCGAAACATTATCCGGAGCTGTTCGAGCAAGCGAGAAAATCCGAGAAAGAAGCTTTACGCGAGCGTGACATACGATATGCCAAAGCAATGCTCAAGGACACCGACTACATCTGGATGAAGGCGCTTGAACATTCAAAAAGCTGGGATGCCGCGAGAGCATACATTCTCGAGAAGCACCCAAACTTCTTCGTCGATCGGGATCATTGGCGTGACGTTGTGAACGGATCAACATTGTAATCAGAGCCAGTTGATAGAAGTTTCTGTTTGCATGCCATAGACTGGTATCGTGAGGGCTTCCCGGAAGGGAGGCCTTTTCTCGTGCCGCCACGGACAGGCGTAAGAACGTCCGGAACCCGGGCGAGATCCGGAACTCGTAAAAACCGTAAGGGGGATTTGGAGAATGACATTGAAGGAGCTGCTTGAACAGCACAAGGTCGCCGATGTGGAGAAGATTCTCTCGGAGATGGCGGAGAACAAGATCTACACCGCCGGAGAGGAGAACCTCGACATCAGGTACGGGAAGATGAAGACCGACAAGGAGTCGCTCGAGAAACAGCTCACGACGGCCCAGAAGACCATCGATGACCTGAAGAAGGGCACCGAAGGCAACGCAGACCTGCAGAAAAAGATCAAGGAATACGAAGCGGAGGTCTCGAGGCTCAAGACCGAGCTGACGAGGACGAAGGTCGAAGCCGAACTCAGGGCCGAGCTGCTTGAGGCTGGGGTGACCGATGTCGACTATATCTCGTACCAGATGGGCAAGGCCGGTCCGGTCGAGCTCGGGGAAGACGGCAAGATCAAGGACTTCAAGGACAAGATCGAGGCCTTGAAGAAAAGCCATCCGAACCAGTTTGCGGATACGACCAAGAAGACCTTCATCCAGAACAGGCGGCCTCCGAAAAAGACAGGCGAAGAGGACGAGGCACCGGAGACTCTGGCCGACGCCCTCAAGGACCATTACGAACACAAAGGGGAATAACCTATGGCAATCACATTGGCGCAGATGAGGACCGGCATGGACGACAAGGTCGCCCAGCAGGTGGTCGACACGTTCATCAGACATTCGCAGATTTTGGAGCTTCTTCCGTTCGACAACTGCGTGTCGCCAGGAGGCGGGTCTACACTGGTCTATGGATACGTGCAGAAGCTGCTGCCGTCCCTCGCGTCGTTCCGCGCGCTCAACAGCGAGTATTCGCCGAGTGAGGCGACCGTGGAGAAGAAGAGCGTCGAGCTGAAGATCTTCGGCGGGAAGTTCCAGATCGACCGTGTCGTACGACAGGCGGAGAGCCGATACGACAACATGCAGTTCCAGATCGACGAGAAGATCCTTGCCGCGATCAGCCTGTTCCACAACACGCTGATTAACGGGGATTCCGCGTCCGATTCCTCCGCATTCGACGGCCTCGACAAGACTCTCGCCGGCATGAGCACCGAATACGGTACCGACAAGGTCATCGACCTCTCCACCATGGAGAAGCTGAAGGCAAACGCGGATGAGTTCTATGAGTCGCTCACCCGGATGATGAACGACACCGCGGCGGACGCCCTGTTGCTGAACGGCTATACGATGACCAAGATCCAGACGGTGGCCCGCGTGCTCGGCTACAAGACCGAGAGCGAGGAAGCGTTCGGACGCCGGGTCATGACGCTTGACGGAAAGCGCATGATCGACCTTGGGAACCATTATGCCGTCAGCGGAGGCAAGGCGGTCGCCAATCCCGTCGTCTCCGCCTCGCTGAAACGTACGGTAGGAAGCTCAGAGGTCACGGGTCTGACCGACATCTACGCGGTAAAGTTCGATGCGAACGACGGATTCCTTGGCGCCACCCTGAGCGGCAACAACGCGATCTCCACCTATCTTCCGGATTTTAACGCTCCTGGAGCGGTCAAGGAAGGCGAGGTCGAGATGGTCGGCGCCTCCGTGCTGAAGAACACGCAGCATGCGGGCGTCCTGCGCAACATCAAGGTCGCATAAGGAGAGGTTATGGCGGAGAAGAAAGAAACCAAGACTTTCGTGGTCGAGACTCCAGTAAATGATTACTGCGGGGTCGGCGCCGGCGGCGTTCAGTTCGCCAACGGCAAGGCCGTGGTATCCGACGGGTGGCTCCTGGAATGGTTCCGGGGGCATGGCTACAAGGTGACCGCGAGATGAGGAGCCTGTGATGATCCTCAGCCTGGAAGAACTCAAGAGACATGTCGTGACCGACCAGCCGGACGAGGTCTTGCAGATGAAGCTCGACGCGATCGAGTCTGGAATCAGGGATTATACCCGTAACAGGTTCCAGAACCGTGGCGCCCGGAGCTTCGTGGAGGTCTACGAAGGAAAGATCGTCGCGGCATGCTCTGGTTTTTTCAGCGCCGGGGATACGGTGCAGCTGTCGGGAAGCGCGTGGCAGGACGGCCTCTACGTCGTCCTTGCCGTGAGCGGGAACGTAATCAACGTGAAGGAACGGCTTGTGGACGAAGCGAGTCCCGGGCTCTCGATCACGAGGATAGACTATCCTGCCTCCGTCAAGGCCGGGGTGGTGGACCTCATGAGATGGGAGGCGGCCTATCGCGACAAGGTAGGCTTGAGCGGAGAGACGCTGTCCAGGCATTCGGTAAGCTATGCCGGCACTGGCGCGGGGGACTCCCTGATGGGATATCCCGCCCAGCTGCTGGGATTCCTGAAGCCGTACATGTGCATGAGGACCTGATGATGGTGCCGGTTGGCGGAAACATCACCGCGACGTTCCTGAAGAGGAGCGTTGTGGGCAATGAGCTTGGCGAGCAGGTGGAGTCATGGGACGAAGTTGCCATCCATAAGGGCTGGCTCGACATGACTGCAGGGACAAGCGACTACCAATACGCCAGAAAATTGGAAAATTCGACGCACATGTTCGTCTGCGACAGGTTCGATTTGCCGGAATGCGGCCGTCTTCGCTGTGCGGGCAAGGTGTTCGACATCGTCTACGTGGACGACCCGATGGAGCTAGGCTGCCAGCTGGAGATCTACCTCACGTATGTAGGGAAGGCATGAGATGGCGGAAGTGAGACTTACCGACAACCGCATCCAGGTGATGGCGGCAGTAGACGGCAAGGTTCACGCGTTTCTGGAAGAGGCCGCCGGCGAGCTAGAGAGCCAGGTTGTCAGGAATACCGCGGTCGATACCGGAGACCTCAAGAAGTCATGGAGACATCTTGTCGTCGGAGAGACGGCCATTGTCGGAAGTCCGTCGGAGAACGCCATCTGGGAGGAATACGGGACCGGATGGTACGCAGTCGAAGGCAACGGCAGGAAGACGCCCTGGCGATGGAAGGACCGTAATGGACATTGGCATACGACACACGGGAAGCCTCCGAAACGGGCGTTCCTCAGGGCTGGAGAGACGATATTGCCCAAGCTGTCGAGGCATGCCAGGGAGGTGTTTGGAGAATGACGATGGAATCGCTTGCGTTCATCGCATCGGCACT